CAAAAATAGTTTTGATGAAAGAATTACAGTCTCTACTTGTCTCAGGGAAGCCTCTATTCATTACCATTGACGGATTTCGACAGGTCATGTTAACGGCCTTCCCACTCAATGGTAAAACACCTGACAAACCTGAGATAAAGTCTGCACTCAGCATGACGAAAGATGAAATGCTCGCTTACCTTAATACCCATAGTTGGTATCAACTTGAGTCACATCTTGCTCTCTTGGATATTCAGAAGGTAACGAATCAAGAAAACACCGCTCCTATTACACTTACAGATGAGTTCCGTGATGAGCAACTACCTGATAACAGTATTGCTTATCATCGTGTATTCGGTACCGTGATGTCTGATTCATATTACTACTTCTCAAGTAAGCAACTGCAATCAGATCTACTTGCAGCAGAAGCTAATCCGCAAATATCTTGTCACTTCCTTCACATCAACTCACCAGGTGGTGAAGCGTGGTACCTCGACCGCTTGAGTGAAACTCTACGTAGCTGCGAGAAACCAATTCTCACCTTTTATGAACAGATGTGTTGTTCAGCTGGGTATTACATCGGATGCCACGGTCAGCGCATCTACGCCATGACACAGAATGACTATGTAGGTTGTATCGGTACAATGTGCAGCTTCTACGATTTTGAACCTTACTTTGCTAAGCTCGGTATTAAGAAGGTCGAAGCAAAAGCAACCAAGTCTGATCTGAAGAACAAAGTCTTCGATGATCTTCGTCAAGGTAAGGATGAGCAATATGTGAAAGACATCCTCGACCCAATGAATGTACAGTTCTTAGACGAGGTTCTTTCACAGCGTAGTAAACTCGTCGACCTCCCCGATGATACTCCTGTCTTGCGTGGTGAAACCTTCTACACTCCTCAGGCTGTGGAACTCGGTCTAACGGATGGTTGTAAGACAATGGTAGAAGCAATCGCAGAAACTTCTACGATGGGTCGTGAATATACTGAGGCAAAGAAACTTAAGACTGCCATTTACAATATATAGATGTATTACTTTAATTTTTAGTTATTTATGAATTTGAAAGAAAAACTAATGAGTGTCATTGAGCTTCTTGGCTTCAAGCAGAAATTCGAAGACAAAAGCCTGACAAAGGATGAGTTTAACTCACTCGTCGCAGAGTATCAGAAGAAGTACCAGAGTACGCTTACTGATGACATTGCTTCTGAACAAGCTGCACAGAAGACAGCTCAACAGGCGGATGAGTTTCAGAAGATGCTGAACACCATTCAGTCAGTTCTGAATGGTGGTGAGCCCTCAGCAGCAGCTGATGATAATGGTGAACAGCAGCCTGCACAGCAAGGCAACGCAACTCTTGAGGGTATCCTTGAGGGTATCAAGGGTATGCGTGCTGACATTCAGGCTATGGGAGCAAACCCAGCACCTGACGTTCCTGCACAAACAGTGAATGCTGTTCCTCTGAGTGTTAATGGTTTCGCTAACACAGCAGACTATCTCTTCGGTGTTGAGCATCCTTTCTTCTCAATGAAGAACCGCTGGAACAAGATTGCAGCTAACCCACGAGCAGCTGCTGCTCTTCCTGAGGTTGACGAACAGGTAGATGGCGTTGCCTTTTATAAGGAGGCTTGCAATTATGCCAAGTCGCTCAAGAACCGTTATCAGTACCTTCAACAGAACAAGATGCTTGATGCAGCTGCGCTTGCAAAGGGAACTTACGCTACGAACTACGATGGAGTAGACAACGCAGGTCTTGGAGATCAGTTCATTGTACTTCGTCAGGATGCACTCATCGCTCGTGTTCTACAGGTACGTGACCTTACTCAGTTCTTCCCAGTCGCTTACGGCTACCAAGACCGTGGTCTTGTTTTCAACGCCTTCTTCGATGAGGTTTCTCAGGCTTACCAGTCTGGTGAGGTCTTCAAGGGCGGTATGAAGATAGAGAACCACTATGGGTACGTTGACGACGCTATGATCAAGATGGAATGGGGTCCTATGAAAGAAATCGAGCGTAAGTATATCGGTTATCTCAACAAGGAAGGTTCTGACCCTATCAAGTGGTCAATGATTGAGTATCAGTTACTCAATACTCTCCGTGCTGCACAGGTTGAGCAGAACAAACGCCGTATGCGTGGTATCTACGTGAAGCCTGATAAGGGTGTTGCTGGTAGCTACCTCAATGCTGCTACTGGTGTTCTCTACACCTTGCTGCGCTATGTACACCAGTACGATATTAAGCCACACAATGAGAGTACATATCGCACCTACACGCAGGCAACCTTCCTCCCAGCTGTTCAGGAGTTCATTGCTGATGTTCGTGCTTCTATTACAGAGGATATGGATCTCGACAACCACTTCATTTACTTGAACAAGAACCATCAGGCATGGTGGATTAAGAATGTTCGTTCTACCTATGGTAAAGATACTGACTTCACTGGACCTATGGGTGCCTTGAGCGTGGTACCAGACACAACGATGCGTATCATCTGGTTGCCATACCTCGGTCAGACACCGTTCATGATGTTGCATGAGCCAGGTAACATTCAGTTCTTGGAGTTTGTTCCTGGTGAGATGCTCTCTGTGAAGATGCAAGAGAGCATGGAGCAGGTTCGTGCTTGGAGTGTGTGGAAAGAGGGAACTTCTGCTTCATTCACTGGTAGACGTTTCGCCACTAAGGAGGAGATGGATAAGAACAACTACGAGTGGCAGCAGATTTTCATCAACCTCTTTGCTGCAACTATCACCGATAAGGTGGATGGTAACAATGGCTTCTGGCAAGTCACAGACAGCACCACAACACTGACAACTATCACCGACATCGAGAATGCGAAGGCTGGTGTAGCATACTGTATCGAGTGCGGTGATAAGACTCAGTTGCCAAAAATTGCCAAGTCTGGTAAGTTCGATAGTATCACTGATGCCTTCACCGCTACAGCTGTAGGCGACTACATCATGGTAATTCTTGGTAGCGACAACAAGTTCCGTGAGTTGGAGCGTTGCATAGGTGGCAAACGCACCATCAACAAGGAGTTGCAACCTAACGTACCAGGTGGACGATAAAGTACATTTTGTTTATTAAATAAGTATAACCATAGGGAGCCATCACGGAGGCTCCCTACAAAATAAAAAAAAGATGAAAAAGTCAAATATTCAAAAACACAGCCGTGCGTATAATAACTACGCGAATAAACAGGCACGCAAGATGTTTATGATCATGTTTGCCGTCTTTGGAATCGTTATGATCCTCAGCGCGCTGCTTGACCACTCTCTCGGTGCTGCTGCTGGTTCAGGTGTTACCTTAGCCTCTATGGCATTGCTCGGTCACGTAGACGATGTATCCGATAGAGATACACACGGTAGTGCTATCTCTTACATCGTATATCTCATTGCGCTCGATCAAATCGACCGCACCAAGGAGTTCCCACAACCTAACGCTAATCGTGAGGTTGCGCCTGTTCCTTTGAAACCGAATGAGATACCACACTACTTCGAGGCACACGACATTCCAACCTTCACTGGTACCACAGAGAAGGGCGACATCACTACCACAGGCGAAAATCAGCTTGTAATGGTAATGGGCGGAGCTCGTGCAAACCTTTATAACTTCATTGAGGAGTACAGCGGTGGTAAGTTTATCGCTCTTTATAAGCATATTAAGAAGAAGGAGTGGTACATCGTTGGTGAGCTCGAGCGTCCTATCATCCTCTCTAACACTGAGACGAAGGACGATAAGGATGGTCGTTACACCACCCTTACCTTCAAGCGCAGCTCTGTAGACCTTCCACTGATTTACACTGGTAACCCAGCTGTTACTGCTGCTACTGCCATCAATGCGGATGCTACAGATGTAGCTATCACAGCAGGCAGTAATACATACACGATTCCAAATGGAACGTCAGCAGCAGCTGCTATCGCTACAGTCAGTGGACTCAGTAAGAGCGATAAGGGTAGATATATCACACTCGTTGGTGCTGGTACCGATAAGGCTGCCACCATCGCTGACGGTTCTACCTTCGTACTCGAGGAGGGTGCTACGTGGACTGCGAAGGCTGGTGCGTCAATCACCTTCCGTGTTCTTGACACCACAACACTTGTCGAGGTTTCAAGAACTGAAGCCTAACCGCTCACCCCTCCCTGACATGGGAGGGGAGTTTTTAACTATATTACTTTAACAATATGTATAGCGCAAAAGAGAAATTAACGCACTTCCATAAGTTGGTAAGCCCTACAGTTGTGGAAGCCGACCTTGCACTGCTGCACGAGAAAGCACCTCACCTTACCGATTTCACACGATTCGACCTCTCACCAGAGAAGAATCACGAAGAGATACTCTTCCTTCTTCTCGACCATTGCGAACATGATGAAATCGTACGTAATCGACGTGAGTTTGCAGCCAAAGCAGCCGACGAGGATAATGATAATGACAACGCCAATAACTCTTCTGAAGATGGCAACGAGAATCCTGAAACACTCAATAGCAATGGAGATGAAAGCCCTGACGCTGACGGTGGCGAAGGCAACGAGAACCCATCGGAAGGAGAGGGTGGCGATGAGTCATCTGAAGAGGGTTCTGAAGATAACGAGTCTACAGACCAATCATCAGAGGAACCTACTGCGCCTTCAGAGGATAAGGACGATGCTTCTTCTAAGAAGGAGAAGGCGAAAGCAGCTCCAAAAAAAAAGAAGAAGAGTACCCGAAAATAGACTGGGAAAACCTTGCTGATGCTGACGTGCAGATGGCAACCGTCATCTATAACGACCGCATCAACACTTGGCGAAAGATGAAGCAGCTCGACGAATTGCTGGAGACAAAGCCAACCGCACAAGCCGTAGCAGAAATGGCAGAACTGCGCATCCGCAATCTTCAAGCATTTGCCGAGCTGCAATCTTTCAACGACACAGGCAAGTTCCTCTGCAAGCACCCGATACTCTTCGGACGCTCAGAGATTGCCCAGCTCATTAAGTTGCTCCGCACTGATCCAGCTGAGTTCCTCCGCCAGCACAAGAACGTTCTCGACAACATCAAGCGTTATAAGTCATTCGTAAAGCGCAAGGATCGTAAAGAGAAAAGAGAGGCTGATAAGCGGAACCTCGAAAAGTACCAAGAGAAAGAGCGACTTTTCAGAATGGTTCTTGAACAACAAAATAAATAATTACAATGGAAAATAGTATAAAAGTTTTTAATTTGGGCGGTTTACCAACTGCCCCGCTGGACTCTTTTATCGAACTTCAGGAAGACTTCAAAAAGCCTGATGCAGACAAATTATCGAAGCTTCAGATGCTCATCATCACTCGTGGCTTCAAGTATTCATTCAAGGTATGGAAAGACCCAGAAGGTAAGCTATGGATTATTGATGCACACCAAAGAAGAAAGGCTCTTCTTGAACTTCGCTCCTATGGTTTCAAGATTCCAGAGATTCCCTACGAAGAGATCCAAGCTTCTAATAAGAAAGAAGCTGTAGAAGAAATTGCAGCTTATAATTCAGAGTTCGCTCATAAGAACCCAGACACCCTCCTATTCACTAAGTATAATATCAGTGGTGATGATCTTGCTAAGTTCAATCTTGGCTACGAAGTAAAACATAACGACTTTTCTATCGGTACAGAAAAACTTTTTGCTTCGGAGAATGATACAACTGATATTCAAGAGGATGTTGTTGACACGATTCCACAAGAGGATAATGATGTGTTTGCTCGCCCTGGCGATATTTTTAGACTTGGGAATAACAGATTAATGTGCGGAGATTGTAGGTCTAAAAGTGATATCGTAGCGTTAATGAAGGGACGAGTTGCTGATATGATTCTCACAGACCCTCCTTATAATGTAAATTATGAAGGTGGCGGAGATAGTAAACTTACCATTCAGAACGACTCAATGGAGAATGATTTGTTCCTCCGCTTCTTGCAGTCTGTATTCAACGTGATGTTTTCCATTGTCAAAGCAGGAGGTTCTTTCTATGTATTCCATGCGGACTCTGAAGGCGAGAACTTCCGTAGAGCCATTCGAGAAGCAGGATTCAAGATTGCGCAATGCTGTATTTGGGTAAAGGATTCCCTTGTGATGGGACGTCAGGATTACCAATGGCAGCACGAACCGTGCTTGTATGGTTGGAAACCAGGGGCTGCTCACTTTTGGAACTCCGACAGAAAGCAGACTACAATTTGGAATTTCGATAAGCCAAAAGCCAACAGAATCCATCCGACTATGAAACCTATAGCACTGATGGCGTATCCTATAACCAACAGTACAAAAAACGGCGATATTGTCGTGGATTTGTTCTCTGGTTCCGGCTCTACAATTATGGCGTGCCAGCAAACTGACCGCATCGGATATGGAATGGAGATAGACCCAAAATATGTTGCAGCCACGGTACACCGATTCATGGCGATGTTTCCACAACAACCTATATTATTGGAGCGGGGCGGTACAGTCCTGTCTGCCACTGAAACTGAAAAGATTATCCTATGTCACAATTAATCTTGAATGAGTTATCAGACGAGTATGTAAATCAAGTAAGAACGTTCGGAGCCTTAAATTACACCCCCGAACGTATTTGTAAGTTGCTCGGTCTGAAAACAACTAAGCGTATAGCCTTGCTGTATCGTATAGCTATGCCTGGTGATGTGTATTGCGAGGCATACCAACAAGGGCTTGCGCTTGGCGAATATAACATTGACGCAGAGCTTGCCAAGAAAGCGGAGAAAGGAGACAACGACTCCATTACCTTGCTTGAGGAACGTAAGAATGAGCGTACCGAAAAAGACCTGCGTATGAAACTCTTTGGAATATGAAAAGTGAAATTGAGAAGTTAGACTCCATACACCCTGACCTTATATCCGCATTCTTGACGAATGGGGACTGTGAGGGCATTCCCCAGGACATCAAACTGTTCTTGCAACAGTTGCAGTGGTCTGCAGAGATTTTCGAATACGAGCGCAATATTACAAGGGCTGCCAAAAAACTGAGGCTGCGTATCAATGCGGAGCAGCATATCAAAATAGAAGAGCGTACTTGCATGGCGAGGATTTATCAGGCAATCAACTATTTCCAAGTTGACTGCAATGTCCCCATCAAGGTTTGGGAGAGCAATTTTGCCAACAAGTATGAGGATCTTGCCAAACTATGTGCTCTCAACCGCGACTATAAAGGAATGAAAGCCTGTTATGACGCAGCGTTGGAATGCCGTCGTAGGTCTTCAGAGATAGCAGAGGCAGACAGGGACTTAGGAGTTCTCTTCTTAATTTCTCCTGAGCTAACCCCCGAGGAACTTGGCTTCTCGAAGAAGAACCTCAAGGAGATTGCTGCGAAACACAATCAAGGTTTTTATGTTACGCTTATCGACTCGCTGCCTATCGAGCAGAAGGAAAAGAAGCGGCTGCTGCGTGATGCTGATATTCAAGATGCTGAAATAGTGGAGGAGATTCCAAATGACTGATGAAATAATAAATAACGAACAGCCTACAGCAGACTTCGAGCATTACTATATGAATCGTGTGCAGCTGTTAGCAAACATCATCGACCCGAATATGCTCTATGCAGAGTGGGCTCGTGCTACTGGTAAGACGGAGGGCGTTATCGTTCCACGTCTTATCCGTGTAACGAATGATATGCCTGGTGAACTCTCGTTCCTTGTGCATAAGACTTATGTTGCACTAATGACGAATGTCTGGCCTAATATTCAGGCTTCGTTCTCTCGTCCTGTCATCGTGAATGGTAAGCAGCGAGCAATGTTGGAGTATGGCATTGACTATGTGGTGGGCGAAGCAAAGCTACCTTCGCACTTCCGTCGACCACGCTACCCTATTGCCTACGCTAAGCACTCGGTCATCTTCCGCAATGGTGCACACCTCCAGTTGGTATCTTCTGATCAGCCTGAGAGTGTCGCTGGTCGTAATGCTGTGCACGCTTTCGTCGAGGAGATGAAGCACAACAGCGGTGAGAAACTCAAGTCACGCCTCTTCCCTTCCCTCCGTGGTGGTTCAGCTGACATCCGTCGCTCTGCTTACTATGAGGGTGTGACAGGTGTGAGTGATACGGCACGTGTCGACCTTGGTGAGGACGATTGGTTCGAAGAATACGAAAATAAGATGGACCGACAGCTCATCGAGGAGATAGCCAGTGTGTCGCTCGCTATCAATCAGTCGCTCTATAAGCAGTTTATGCTTCAGCAAGATTTGCGCAATACGAAGAACCCTGTCACAATGGAGAAGATAAGACTGGAAAATGAACGCCTTAACGCTTTTGTTGCCCGATGGAAACCACGCTTAGCGGATATGCGAAGGAACGCAATCTACTATATTCGTTCTTCATCATTCTGCAACAAGGACATCTTGGGTCCTAAATTCTTCAAGACACAACTTGACACGCTGGATATGGATGAGTTCTTGACCGCGATCTGTGCTATTCGTCACAAAGAGGTGACTAACAAGTTCTTTACCACCTACGACCACGAGCGACACCAGTTCAAGGATAGCTATATCTATGACCAGATTTTGAAGCTGAACCTCAAAGACCACTTCACACTGACCGCTCGCTATCTTCGCCACTACGATAAGCGTGAACCGCTCTATATTGGTTACGACCCTGGTAACTTTCAGTCGCTCATTGTCGGACAGAAAAAAGACTATGGTAGTCGCTTTGACATCATCAAGGAATTTTGGGCTTACATACCCGACGACCAGCAGAACCTTGCGCAGCAGGTGTATTCTTTCTTTGGTACAGATGCAGTGAACAAGGTCATACACCTTCACCCCGACCGTGCTGGTAACAAGACACGTGAGGAATTAGAGAAGATAACTACTGACTCATTGACGATGAAGGCAGCCTTAGAGAGTTACGGCTTTTCAGTTATCCTCTACAATGAGGGTGCGCCTACCATTTACCACTGGCAGCAGTTCCGTCTTTGCCAATTGCTCTTTGGTGAGAAACTTCCTTTGCTTCCGAAGGTGCGAATTGATGAAAACGAATGCCCTAACCTTTGCAGTGCAATTTTGATTAGTCCGTTGAAGAAAACCAACGGCAAAATAGAACTCGACAAAGCTTCAGAGAAGAAGGAGGAACTGAAACGACGACCAGGACTAACAACGCAGCTTCCAAGTGCGATGATTTACCTTTTATACGGTCTTTATTCCGACCTAATCAAGAAGGAACTAAGCAGTTATCCCGATGATTTGCCCGAAAATCTCACCATTTAACGCCTAATAATGGGTTAAAACGAAAACAAAACGTACTTGAAAATAGGCAATAATGAGGGCTGTTTTACATCGGTGAAAATCTTACTTTGCTGTGTTTCAACGGATTGCGTTCTAAAAATCAAAAAACAAAAAAAATAAACGACGGCGGTAACCACGCACCGCTGAATCGAGGAAAAGAGGTGCAACATTCCAAAAGTTGGGAAATATGACAGGGAGGGGTAAAAATCGTCCTTTGTTCCCACAGCGATTTTCAGTAATTTCGCAAGTAATGGAGAAGACAATTGAATTGAACGGCATCGATGCGATGCAATGGGCAAGAGAGATAAGCAGAGTTCCACAAGGTGACTTCACTATCTGCTTCTTCCCTTACGCTCGCTCACAGGGTATGGCAGGCGAGCAAATGGTTGTCAAGGAACATTGCAAGTACCGCACTCAACTACCAGACGAGTGCTTCAAAGTCGATTCCGAGAACTACTTTCTCTTCGAGGACCAAGAGGGAAACCCCAAGATGTGTTATCGTATCCTCATCAGATACATGGGGTTCCCACAAGATGGATATAAACTACATAAGATAAATTGGTTATGACAGATAGTATTGAACTGCACGGCAACGCTGGTCTCTACGTCATGGACGGCAATACCTTCTCCTTTCAGATTGGAGAAGGAAGAGAACTGTCGACAAGCCCAGGGCTACTCGTGCCACAGGGTAGACAGACTTGCCTACATGAACACCAGTGGATGAGTGTGAATGGATACCAAGTATGTATGCGTGGTATGAACAACGCACTGTGTGAAGAGGTAACGATGGAGATAAAGCAGAACCGCCTGCTGCCTCGCTTGTATAGCAAGGAGATTAAGATGCTGTATGGTAACGGACCTTGTGCCTATATGCAAACAGTAGAAGGTGGTAAGCTACGACGTGAGCACACCGCACTGCCTGCGTGGGATGAATGGTTAAACTCTTGGCAAGAGCGTGGTATGGAAACATCTGCACAGGAGTTTGCTAAGACCTGCATCAAGAACTACTACTGGTTCGGTGATTACTTCGTTAAGTGGCGGTTCTCACGTGGTAAGCGTATTGGTATGTTGCCAGTAGCTGGACTTGAACCATTAGAGAATAAGCACTGCCGTCTTGCTACCACTCGTAAGGATGTTGCCTATGATCAGATTAATTATGGCGACTTCAACAACATCGCTGTAGGACGCTGGACATACGGATTAGGCAATTACAAGATATACCCTAAGTTCGCATTGTCAGAAGTTGACAACTATTTATTCGCTGCCGTATCACACCACCGTGAGAAATCAGTCGATGAGTTCTACGGTGTGAACGAAACACACCAGGGCGCACGTCCATATATT